TCACGCAAGGATCGGACATTTTCCATTGCCTTATGAATGGGCAAAGAAGTCACCATAAGTAGGGATCGCTGCTTGCTGTCCCAAACAGCGAATCCCGTATGTACGCCTGTATCTATCCCAATACAAATCATTCCGCTACTTCGTTTTCTTGATTGTTGGGAATCTCATACAATATCACGCCTTTCATTTCACTTGCATCCTTTCTTGGTGCATACAGTTGCGCCATCAAAAGGTTGTCCGGCAAAAACTTGTAGCGTATTTCCTTGATAAGCGGCAAGCCTATAGGAACTTCGCTCATCATGTGCAAAGTCCAGAGGTCGTTTTCCTTTCTCACGCTTACTATAGCGGACTTGTAGAGGAATGTACCCGTCTTGTATTCTCCGTACTCATCGGAACACTCCGCTTCTTTTTGTGCCGTTTCTTCCAGCATCTTAATGAATCCGGCATTAAGCCTTTTCTTCCGTTTCGCCCAGTATTCCGGGTAGATAACTCTTGCTTTCTTGGTTTCGTCAGTTTTCATATCATTCTTGGGTTTTAATTGATACTCTTATAGATGCTTTCGTTTCCACATCAACCAGATATTGAGCATACATATCCTTGTGTTCCTCTTGGAATCTGGTTTTGTCGAAATTCTTACGCTTGGACGGTGCAATGTAGGATATTCGTATTCTCTCATTCTCCGCTTTCTTCAGGTCGTGTGTTTGCATAAGCTCCAGCATACGATCCTGTAACTGCTTCTTACGCTCTTCCAGCCGGGTTATTTCAGCATCAACGGAAATATACTCATCCTGTAGTGCCAGAAGATCATCCGGCATCGGATCAAATATTTTTTCTTTCTTCTTTGCCATAATCAGACTTTGTAAGGTGAAACAATATCGAATATCGCCTTGCATATCTCTATATCATAGAGCGCATCATGCAAGCGGTTGGAATCTACATCAATGCCCAGAAACTTTGCAACCGTCCCCTGCTTGAAATTCTCCATTTCCGCACGTCTGGCGGCAAGATACGGAGTGGCAAGCACCATCACATCTATAGAATTGCTCCAGAACCACGATCCGAAATACTTATCTTCATTCTGCACGAACCATGCACGGAGAAACTGGTTATCAAATGAGGCATTGTTGTACCCGGCAAGAAAGAACTTATCCTGCCTGTTGTACTTATCCACATACTTAGCCAGCATATCCACAAACTGCCTGTACACTTCGCCCATAGGTGGGTAAGCCATTATTTGCTCCTTTGTAACTCCTGCCACATCCAGAGCCTCTTGTGTAATATCGGCTTTCGGATTGGGTTGTACATGGAAATTGAAACTTTCACGGACTTCACCGTCAATTACTACCATACCGCTTATCTGGTGAATGCCGTGCCGATTTACCAGAGTGCCAGTAGTTTCCAAATCAAAAAATAATACTTTCATACTTACATCTTTTTATATTGTTTCATTGCTTGGTATAGGCTTTGTTCCTTATCCAGAAGCGTAATCAGCCGATCCACATCTACCATCTTTTCACCGTCCAGATATGCCCAGATACTACGCAAGGCATTGGCTACCGCCTTAGCCTCATTTGATTCTTTCAGGTGGGCTGTTACCTCTCTGTTGGTTGCAGTCTCTCTTCCTTGTTCCTTTGCCGCCTTAACAGCATTTTGAGCCGCTTTCACTTGATCCGATTCCGTTTCATAGCTTGAAGCAATCTCCCTTGCCGCTGTTATGGATAGCTCATTTCTCATAATCCGCTCTTGCAACTCCTTTGGAAGATCCAGAAGAGAAAGGCACTTGCTGATATATGCCGGGGACTTCTTGAATTTGTCCGCTATCTCCACCTGTGTATATCCGAACTCTTCTTTGAACCGCTGGAACATCAAAGCGCATTCATATTCAGTAAAACGCTTTCCCTCATTCCTCATCATCTGCTCTATGTACAGATCCTCACGGCTCATTGTTGGCGGTCGCTTCAACGCTTTCACAAAGGGAATATCCGCACCCTCTGAAATGGCTATCATAGTGGCACGGAATCTGCGTTCACCATCTACCAGCCTGTATTTCTCATCACCGTTTTCATCCTTGAAAGCGATCACGGTTAAGGGATTCAGCACCCCTTTCGCCTTGATTTGCTCTTTCAATTCATCCAGATCAAAATCTCTACGGACATTGAAGCCATCTTCCACTACTATGTTTCGTGGATCAATCAGGAACACATCCGTTTTCTTTGTTGCATTATTTTTCATTCTACTTATTGTTTTGTTGGTAAAACTTACATGGTTTCTTTCTTGCTGTTATTCTCTTAGCCAGCTTGCAGCAATACATCTGACCTACTTTCGGATTACTCCAGAAGTGCTTACATTCGCTACAATGCCTATCGTCACTCATCGCTATCAAAGTATTCTTTGTTATCTTCCAGAAACTCTTCCAGCGCATCATCGCAAAACATACCATCACACGTTATTTCCGGGGTATGGTCTATTTCACCTCTACGCCACGGGCAATATGCGCATAGCTCTTCGCCCAGACTTTCTTTCAACTCTTCATTTCTATTCATATCTGCTACGGAATTTCCCACAGTTACATTTGAAGTGTGGCATTACACCTTTCGGATCTTCATAGCGTGTTCCTCCCTTAACATAGGAATGAGCCGTACAACAATAAGCCTTATAGCCTTTTCTAATCTCCAATAGCTTCATATAGGAGCAATTTTCACAAGTCTTATCCATATCAATAACCGAATATCATTCTAAAAACATAACTTACAGAGCCGGAATAAACCTCATTCCCCTTTGAAGCACGGATATGTTTGCCCAATGTGACAACCTTAAAACCACGCTCCTTAATCCGCTCAATCTTCCGCTCCTTATCCATATCAGCACACCTTGAAAGTATGAAACACAAGCGAACCACCGTACATTTGAAAAGTACCTATGTATTCCAGCCTGTCGCTGTCTTGAATTGTATGCCCTGTACCATGTACTCTGATATGTACTCTTTCTTTTTCAGCATTAGGATCAACCATTGCCCAAATGCAAGGAACACCATTTTGAGTTTGAACCGTCAGAATTTTTGCGCCAACTGGCATTTCGATATTCTGATCATCCGTTACTTCAATCCTGTATTTATAAATCTTCTTCATATTGTTAGTATCTAAAATCCGTAAAATGAATAACTACACCCTCAAACACATTATCCTTAGTGAAGAACCATGAAATGAAGTCCTCAACGCTCAAACCGTCATTCTTGGCTACCACTTCAATAGGCACTCTCTTATCATCAATCCAGATTTGAGGCACGGCATCGCTGCTGTCATAAGTCATTGTTATGCGTTGCAGTCCTATTTCCTCATACCTTGCAAACTCCCTTTGTTCGGAGTTATACGGTCTGCCAGTCCATTCCCTAACAGATAGGTACTTTCTGCCAGAGGAAATGCCCTTGTAACGCTCATCCCATACACCTTTTGCATTGTGCCGTATAGTGTGGATCTTCGTGCCATTTTTCAACTTGCTTTCAAATCCTGTAGGCACTCCGGCTTTCGGGTGTGTAGCCGGGAACTTTTTGCAGAGGGTAACTATAACTTTCTTCTTTTCCATTGCTAAATATGTTTATTGAACACACTTATTGAAACAAATTAGGCATATTGGGTGCTAAGTTGGATAGCATATTATCCACTTTCCGCTCCAATTCCTTTGACTTAGCAAGGGTATAGCTTTATCCCTTGTTTTGAAATACTCCTTTTGGTATTTTCTCATTTCCTGTACTGTCTTTACAAATTCGTCCATCATTTCAGTTTTATGTATTTACCCGGTATATTTGACTTCTCCAGAGCTTCGGCATTGCTTTCTCCAAATGCTATAAGAACGCTTCCACATCCCGGACTATCGCCCTGTGTCCCGTCTGGTCTGTAGAACTTGATCCTGCCTCTAACAAACAGTATGGCACTTGCGTTGGGAAAGATCAGATCTTGGAACATCTTGCTGTCGCACCTGTTGAAAAGCAATGCTATGCCATTGTTGTTTGCTACCATCTTTTCCACAAACCGCTCTATTAGAGGGCGTGAATAAGGGGGATTTAGCCATACTCTTACCCCCCCCCACGAGGTTTTCAAACCGTCCTCTTGTGGCGTTATATGCCTTTTGGCAGTGTCCCACAATCGGTTTTCAGGGGAACACGGATCAAGGTCAAATTCACCGAGTGAATCAATGATCCATTTCGGAGTGTACCACTCATCCGTGGTGTTGGCGCATCTTTCAAAACTTGTATTCATGCTCAATACTTTTTTCCGTGTTTGACCTCTCTACTTTCATTGTACCGCATCTTTTGTTCTATGTGCCATTCAAGATTAAATCCCATAATTTCTGACAATCTCCGTATCTGGTGCAAAGCATAGTTTACTTGCTCTTCCTGCGAATACTTGTAGTTTACAAGATCCTTAACTATGGCAAAGATGTTTTCCGTGAAAGTCTTTCGTGGAGTAACAACGTGCTGGAGGCAAAACCTATTCAAATTCAGATTGTGCGCTCCGGCAAGATCCAGCAAACGAATTGCGGCATCTGCCAACTCATCCTCTACTGTATCTTTCAAATGCGATTCAAACAGTCCTTTGAAATCTTCTCCAGACGCTAAATCATCTTCAAAAAATTTCTTCATATCCTTGCCTGCGTAATCGCCCTTTCTATCTGCTTCTACAGCTTCCATAAGTTCACTGATAACCAGACAAAGGAAATGTTGATCGCTTGGGTTATTCTCCCAAAATCCGTGTCTTACGGAATTGGCATGGGCTTTCTCCCTTAGTTTGTTCCATTCAATCATACTCATCTTCTGTAGCTGTTCTGTTTGTAATGCAGTCTTTCAAACATTTCTTCCATCCTGTCAGCAATGCGAACACCGTAACGCTCTCCAAACTCTTCATCATTTAGATTGGAAGTTGCGATAGTGAACAACTGCCTATCATATCTCGCATAGATCAGTTCCGTTACTGGTGAAAATTCATTACCCCAACTCTTCACGCTTTCCGGCTCTGTACCCACATCGTCAATAAACAGCAACTCTTGGTTTTTCAGCCTTGCGAAATAAGCTGGATCGTCCACTACGGATTTAGCCAGATTCAGAGCCGAAACACGGTACACACCTCTTCTTTCAGCGGATATTGAACTTCCACCATAAAGAATACCTATCAGGTTGCATATTGCCTTTGCCAATGTTGTTTTACCAGAACCAACACTTCCATAGAGCAACAGCCCTACTTTGTAATCACCACAAAGCCATTTTGCAGCCTTTTTGATTTTCTCCAGCGTGCTATCATCGGCAAGGTACTTTACTCTTCTACGTTCCACTTCCGACTGGTAGCACATACGCAGCATTTCTTCTATCGTTTCTTGCGGAAACATATCGACCTTAAAGCGTGTCCCTGTAGCTGCCTGTCTTGCCAGTATCGCTTGAAGTCTTTCCGCTAATTGCTTTTCCATTTCTCTGTATTTCTTCGTTATATCTATCTACTACCCAATTTAATATAGTCCTATAGTCAGATCTGTATTTCTTCCCTTTAGAACCTTTGTAGTTATCAAGTATTTCTATCATCCTCTTTGCCCCCTCTTCGGAGTATTGGGCGCATAATTTTGCGTACTCATCCCTTGTAAGGGTGACAAATTCGGCATATTTATACTTCTTGGCTTTCTCCGCTTTTGCCTGCTGTTCTGGGGTTAATGGCGGTGGGCTTTCTTCCGGGAATAAGTCCGGCTGTTGTTCCCCTACAGTTCCCTGCTTGGTTTGCTCTTCCGGCTTTTCTTCTGGCTTCTGCATAGGCGGCTGTTGTACTGGCGTTGCATCAAAAACCTTAGCCTTTGTAACATCACCGCCTTTCTTGCCAGCCTCACGCCTCTTTTCCCTTATAGCCTCATCACGAACCATACGCCTACTGAATACAGCACCATCATCACGAACTCCGCACAAACCGTTTTCTATCAGCATATCAAGCCAGTTTTCACCTACGGAGCTTTCTTTTCCTAATAGCCTTAGTATTTCCTCATGCGTATATATTTCGCCTGTAGGCTTAACCATTACGCCACGATCCGCACTTTCCCACATATAGCAAAGCATATCAATCCACAGCCCCTTAACATCAAGTGGCAGTGCTTTCAATACTGGATCGCTCAACCAGTATTCAGTATCGAAAGGCATTTGATTTTTCTTCTTTCTTGCCATTGTGGAACTTCTTATAAGGGTGGGGAACAAAGCCCCCACCCGAAACACATTTAGATTTCCATGATTGCAATGTCTGGCGCAATGGCTTTGATCTTGGTAAGAACATCGTCAATGCAACTGTCACGGTAGGTTTCCGTCAGTTCATTTGCGCCCGGAGAAACAAGTTGTAACAGCACTTCACCGTCTTTCAGATAGTGGTCAAACTCTATCTCAATGGGTGTCTTTGCAGTCCCCTTGAAGATAGCCACATTGATAGTGAAACTCTTCGGCAAGTTGCTTTCCACCTCTTGACGGTACACATCAGCCATAGAGCCGGACGGATCATGCTGTTTCTGGATTTCAGCCTTTGCCTTAGCCGAAAAGTTTTTGAGTTGAGAAACAAGTTTCATGCACTCTTCTTTGTCGGCAAACAGCACACGGTTAATTCGCAGGAACTGACCCAGCTTTGCCGGAATCCAGCCGGAACTGGCATCATTGATACCGAACTTTTCAAAGGCTTCTGAAAACTCAACCTTTCCAACGAAAGTGTTTTTCGTGTAGTAATCATCCTCATTCACGGTAAGGGTGATCGTCATTTTCTCACGATCCACTTTCACATTCGCCCGTTTCTGGTCGATCGTGCCTATACGCTTCTCCAGCCAGTCAAACGGAGTGGAGATAACGCCACTAACACCTATCTTCTCCGGCTCTTTGGTTTCAAGCGGATTGGGCGATTTCGGTGCAGCTCCCTCACGGTACACAATCTCAATAGGCTTTTCGCCTGTGTAGTTCTCAATGTTCACGGTCAAACCGTTCTCTTTTTCGTTTCTTTCCATCTTGGTAATTTTGAATAGTTAAACATTAGTTATCTGTACCTGTCTTAGACATCTGTACCGTCATATTTTCCCGTATTCCCTGAAATATGGTGCGTGTCCTTTCTTCCGGGCGCATATCACGCTCTTCAATCTTGTAACCGTTAGGATCATACAGAGCCACTTTTCCCTCATCAGCATCTAAGAACTGGTAACATTCTCCAGATACCCATTCTCCACCAGCTTTCAATTCGCCACGGATCTTACCCATGCGTTCAGCAAGTGGCTTTATACGCCCTTTTAAGTCAGCCCGGACTTCTGCCAGTTTCTCTTCCAGATCTGCAATCTGAATGGAAACATTGGCAAGTTCAGCACGTTTTTCATTCGTTTCTTTCGTGTCGAATTTCCGGGTGTAGCACTTCTCAACAATCTTATCGCAACTATCCCGTAAGATTTGCGCCCGTTCCTCAATCGGGGTGTCCGCTAACATTACATCTTTCATCCTACAAACATTTTAGTGATTAATGAATTATTCTAAGTGTCCTGTAACTTTGAAACCGAAAGCCAGATATTCAGCCCACAACTCAATGAATTGTTTTCCGAAGTATTCCGCTTTCTCTGGCGTTTCTTGGCACAAGCGGAAACCAATGTCCGCACCCGAGCACGAGGAGCGACAATCCGCAGTCAGAGAACCGAAACCCGCAACCGCACCACTACTCGCAAGCCCAGCGAGCAGAGCACCACGCAGAGATTTACGTTTTTCTTCGCTCATTTCTTCCATTTCCTTTTTGGTGTATAAGGCAAACCACGGATACCAATAAATTTCCTTACCCTCTGCATCTGGCTTTGGCTGGAAGTCTTTACCCCACAAAGCCCGGCTAATAATTTCCAGCTTCATAAGGGCTATAATGTGCTTAGGCATATTTTGCCGAAAATCGTAGTGATCTGGAAACTGTGCGCAAAGAGCCTTGTTTCTGTTTTCCGAAAGGATCGGAGTTAGCCCCAGCACTTCACAAGCATCTTCGTAACTCTTGATCGTTTTGTAATCGTCAAGTGTCGGTTTTGCAGCCTCACAGACTTCTTTGCCGAACATCTTAATCAGCATTTCCTTTACACCATCACAAGCATCTTTATAGGCGGCTTGTACTTTCTCCTTTTCAATTTGAATTTTCATCTTTCAATGTTTTTAGTTTGACAATCAGTTTTTTAGTTAATCTTATCGCATTATCCACTCTGGTACTCCGTCCGGGTGGAATGTTTTCAATCAGCACTGGCAGAAGTCGGATCAGTTCCGAAACTACACCGTTGGGTATTCTTTTCATTGCACTTCCAGTATTTATCAGGATCGGGTATTTCCACATTCAGAAACTCTCTTCCGTACTCCCTTAGCTTTTCGCAATAGGTGGAGAAAGTAAGCGTGTCCATAGTGGCTGTAGAGCCGGGGAAAGTCAGGATTTCGCCCGTGTGTTTGTTTACCACTTTGTCAGAAGTCATTTGAGCCTTAAAGAACTCATGCACTTGCTCCACGCTTACAAACTCATATCCGGCATCCAGAAGAGCATCTAAAAGCATCGGGTAGATACACCCCCACAACCACCCGTTTTGGTCGTTTGATCGTGGTTTTCTCACCCTTTTAACCTCTATCCGATACATCCCATCTAATTGATGTTTGAACCATTTATAAAGAGGTTTGAGGTTAAACAGCCCGTTTCTTTTCTCTACCAGAAGTTTTGCCATACCTAAATCCTATCCAGTTCTATTTCAAGTCCAGTATGTGCCGCATAAACCACCTTTCCAGTCTGCCTTTCTATCTCCGAAACAAAGTTCTTTTCATCGCTATTGTTGTCGGATAAGTGAAGCAGGACAATGTTTGCCACATTGGTAAGGTCATTGGCACATAAGAACCCTTTGCAAGTATTTAGCTCCATGTGTGAAGTCATCAGGCGTTCACGCTGTGAGGGAAGTGTACGCCCGGCATTGATAGCCTCCACCAGCTTTGCATCAGAGTAATTGCACTCTATCATAACTTGGTTTAATCCGGGAAACACATACTCACACATACAACTATCCGTAAGGAACATTATACGCCCTGTTTCCGGGTGGTCTATCAGGTAGCCGACACAAGGCACATCGTGGCAAGCATCGAATGGCAGCACCTTGAATCTTCCAAACCTGTAGCCCTTTCCACGCTCAATACAATAGGCACGGCTTCCAGTAACCCCCTTTGCAGTCCAAACCTCTTCCAGTGCCAGCGTTGGGAATCCACTTTCCACCATTGCCTTAACGTATTTTGCGTGATCGTTATGTTGGTGCGTGATCAAGCAGCCAGACACTTTGCGTATATCGAAGCCCAGAGCCTTTTTCACCTCAATAAATCTTACTCCAGCCTCAATGATAAGTGCCTCATTCTTATTCTCCAGAATGTAGCAGTTACCCTGACTACTTGATCCTAACACTTTCAAAACCATATCACACTCCGTTAATAGTCCGGCTCATTTGCCGCATTTGGATTAGCGTTACTTTCGGTCGCAACCTCTTCATAGGTCGCATCCGTCATATCCAATACCTGTTTGTTGGCATTGTCCTGAATCAGATTATCACGGAAATCTGTGTATTCGCCCTCATAGTCGCTTGTGATAGCATTCTGCATTTCAATAGACAGATACCCGTATTTACTAAGTAAATTGCGTATAACCGTCTTGATAGCCATTCCGTGAAAGTTACCCATCCAGCCTACAGCCGTACTATCTGGAGATACCGGAAGATTTGAAAGGCTCAACAGATGCTCAACAGTAGCCTTTTCGTCGTTCTTCAAAGCCTTAGAATACCTCTTTGCGTGGGTAGCCATTTGTTCGGTTGTCATATACAAGGTTTTTGCAAACCCGTTGATCAACTCGAAGTAGCAGAAGTAACCGATCACCTTATCAGACTTCCTTTCACCGTCAAAGGCTATTTCTCCAGTAAGCCTATTCACCTTGCGCAATTCGCCATCATAGACTACATCAGCATTGATTGTTTTGTATTGCCCGGATCTCAAAGCCAACTGGATAAGTCCTTTGTAGCCTATCTGGAAAGTAGGCTCATAGACCTTAACCCACTTCTGTAGTGTCTTACCGTCACGTCCGATCTTTGGTTTTCCGTTCTCATCCAGATCATCAACTCTCTTGCTATTGTTGAAAGGAATGATAAAGGCATAGCCCAGAGCCTTGTTGATAGGCAAGTGTAATACAGCAGCTTTCAGAGCCTCCATTACTACCTGTTTTGGCTCGCATAACTGTAACTTGGAATCACTGTTGTACAAGTCAATCACAGAAGCCACGAAAGTAGAAGCGTTCTTTTGCAAGGCATTCTTGAATTGTTCCATTACAGAGGGTGCGTTAAGCATCTGTTTCAGAAGATCCACGCCCTTTGTTTTCTTTGCGGCAACCGCTCCACTGTTTGCAGTCGCCACCGCTGTTGTTACTTGTGTCATTTCCCGAATATTTTAGATAACTTCATAAAATTCAAAAACTTAATAGCCCTATTAAACAAACCTCTTGATTCGTTTCTAATTGCAAATTGGGCTATCGCATATACCAACTTTTCTTCCGTACCAGCGGCAAGAACTTGTGTATTCGCATTATCTCCTTTTTCGTTTTCTTCTACCGCAATTACAATAATTGCTCGTTTGTTGTTGTTATCTTTCGCCACCATGCAAGTAGCAGAAGAAATAAACTCTGAAACTTTCTTTTGAAAGTCTGTTGTACAGCATCCGTTCATAATTGATTATTTAATGGTTAATTCTTTGTCATGGCTAACCACCAGATTAATAACCTGTGAAATGGTTGGTATGATATCATTCACACGCTCCCTGTTATCAATGAAGATAGGTGCGGATATGCCTTTCACTTTGCACATGGCATTGATAATATCCAATCCGGCATTAAGTTTCTTTGCATCATTCAGATCTGGATAAGGAACACCGTCTATAGTGCATACGCAAGTCAGTTTCTCACCTCCGTTAAGTTGCTCATTCACGAATGAGAAAGAAACAATCTGGAACATTCCATTAATGCGCTTCATAAGCTCATTATCCTTTGCCTTTTGGAAATCCAGCATAACAAACTCTGTTTTCTCCAGATCGGCAAGTGCCTGATTGTTGGCAATACGCTTTTCTTCCAGCGTTGCAATCTCCTTATCAGCCCGTTCTATGGCTTCACGCTTTGCAAGCCTCTTAACCAGTTCGGAAATGGCACTGTCAAGCACCTTGATACCGTCTTTGAGATCTGTAGTATCTACTGGCTTTGCTTCCATTGTAAGCTGGTTTTCCAATTCCGCAATCTCATTGCGAATGGCAATGCAATCGGAATCAGATTCTATCAGTTGGCGCACATCCACGCTTTCCGGCATACTTGCCTTTTGAGCCTCAATATCTGCCTTGATTTGTTCAATCATTGCCTCCAGTTCAGCAACCTTAGCCAAAGCATCCTCACGTTTTTTCTTTGTTTCTTCCAGAGAGGATTTGATACCTTTTCCTTTCGTGGAATTAGCCTGTAGCCTTGCAGATTTGCTTTGGTTGAAATTAGCCTCCATTTCGTGCTGTTTGGCGGCAATATCATCCGCTTCAAGCTGTCTATGGCAAGTAGGGCATACGAAAGCACCCTCCGGGTATGTCAGTTGCTCTTGGCTTATCTGCCTGTATTGCCCACGCAACGTATCAAGTTCCGTGTTCATTCTCTGGATTTGTGCCTCATAAGAGGATATTTCGTTGCGCTTCCGCACCAAATCCCCCTCATGTAGTTTCAGCTTGTATTCCATATCACGGATCTTCAATGAAACATCATTGCGACCTTTGTCGGCTGTTGCCCTCAACTCATTCTCCTTTTGGGTAAGGGAAATCCGCTTTTCTCCGATAGTCTTTTGGATATTGGCTTTCCGCTTGTACTCTTCCTCTACCAATTTGGATTTATCAGACAAAGAGGCTTCCAGTTCGGCTTTCTTCGTGCGCTTTTCCGTTAGTTCGGCATCCAAAGCCACCCAATCCTCTTCTTCCGGCTTCAACCTGTTTGCAGTCTCAATGTTGGACGGTATCACCAACAACTCATCCTTGATCGCCTTTTTCCGTGAGGCTATCTCTTTGGAGTATTGAGCCAGCGACTTGCCGGATAACTGCGCAAGCAGTTCCACATACTCCGGCTTCAATCCTGCCACATCTTCATCCGTCACATCGCCTGCCATGTCAAGCAGCATACTTTTCTGTATTTCGGGATTAAGAGAGGTGAAATAAAACGGATTGGTGATCATCCGTGAAACATCTTCCGGCAAAATGGAAGCTACCGTACTATCGTATTCCTGTTTGGTAGCCAGTTTCACATCATTCACATAAAACTCTGTCTGGTGGTTTTTCAGCGTTTCTTCTGTAGTTCCACGAGGTTTTACCCACTTCTCCACATACCTACGCTGTAACTTCACCGACTTTCCATCTACCGAAAGCAAACCACTAACATAATGCTCTATCTTCAAGATAGGCTTTCCGTTTTCATCCAACGTCTTAATGTTGAAATTACTATCGGATCTGCCTTTGCTATCCTTTCCGAAAAGAAGCCACGAAAAGGCATCACATACCGTTGTCTTACCTGTACCGTTCTCACCATATATCCACGTTTCCGCATTGGTGAAGTCCAACGTAAGGTAACGGATTCCCTTAAAATTGTTTAGGGTCAAACATTCCAACTTAATTGTTCTCATTTTACTTGTTTATTAAAGTGTTAAGTTTTTCCGATTTATCAGCAGCCAGTAATTCCGCTCTGGAATAAAGAACTTTGGAGCGTATGGAAGCACCGCCACGAGTAGTAGATACCGTACCTCTTTGTACCCACTTCTTAACCCGGCACTCCTTAAACTCCCTGTATGCCTCACGCTGTGAAATGAGATCATCAGCAGGTTTGGTCATTTTGACATAATTAGCCGCTCCCAAACTTGCCATTTCCATACAGATATTTTTCAGTTCCCAAAGTTCTAATTGTATCATGGCTACTTAGTATTTCCAGATATATCCTTTATGGGTTTTCAAATCTCCTTTGGCTACTTTACTAACTCCAGCAGGATTAAACCCATAATTCTTTACGGATGCTACAGATTCATATTCTCTTATTAATACACCATCTTGCGTATATTGCTTAACTGGCTTTGATAGCTTCAAACGCATTTTAGCGTCATGGTTTCCATAACGGTTATTTTGATACAAAGGCAACCATTCCAAATTCTCAACGCTATTATTGTTTTTGTTTTCATCCTTATGATTTACAGTGTCGTACCCATTAGGATTTGGTATAAATGCCATAGCGACAAGCCTATGAACTAAAAAAGATTTTCGCTTGTTCTGTACTTGCAGTTTCAAACAATGATAACCGCCATTCACTATAAAAGTCTTTAGCATTCTGCCAGTGTGCAAACGCTCCTTTCCAGATTTTTCACGGACATAATAATCTATGCCCTTAACTCTACCACAAGAGGAAACTTGATATTTTCCCTCATAACCGGGTACATCTTTCCATATCTCATCAGATGATTTCATCACTTGCTATTTTTCCGTTTGAAGAATGTAGCCACGCTTTCAGTGCCGTACTCATCATCAGTGTATAGCACATAAGCCATAAGAGCGCACATACCGAATGTGACGAAATGCCACCATGCGCCAAAGAAGATCGCCCCGATTAGGGCTGTGATTCCAAGCAGTCCGAAGATTGCCGACCCTACCAAATTGATTAATGTTTCAAACTTCATAATCAGTGTTGCATTTTTGATTGTTAGTCGAATAGTTCGCTTTCGGGTATTCCGATTTCCTTAGCGATAATAGATACACATAGTGCATTTGGCTTCTGTGCGCCAGCCAGCCAACAACGCACCGTTTTTTCCGATACCATACACAGCTCCGCTATTCTGCGAACAAAAGCCGTTTTTGGTGCAACCTCCGTTTTCGGGGGTAGCGCATCATAATACTGCCTGAATTTTGTTTTCTCCATTTCTGTAATTTTGTTATAATACATAGTGTTCCACAAACACAAATTCGTTATATTTGTGCCGTGAAGTAGTAATTCACACCGCAAATATAGTGATATTATTTCACTAATTGCAAATTTTGAGTGATATTTTTTCTACTTAATTTCTGATTTTATTTTGATTGTTTTATATATGACTGAAAATGAAGAATTTGCAAAGATGGTTAGAGAGGTGATTTTTTATCACAACATCAACCAGTCACAGCTTGCCGAAAAGTTGGGTTGCAAGCAATCCTACATATCAGACGTTAAAAGAGGCAAGAAGCCCGTTAGCGATAAAATCATGGAAAGCCTCAGAAAAATCTGGGAAGAAGTAAAAGCTGACAATGCAACCAAAAACAGTGAAGATTCAACCATGAAGCAAAGAATGAATGAATTTCTTGCCTACATTGATATGTCACAAGGCAAATTTGAAAAGTCTGTTGATATGTCTAACGGTTGGGTAAATAAGATTGGTGATAGCATACGGGAAGATAATTTGAAAAAGATAAGCGAAGTATATCCAATGCTCAACATCGCATGGTTAAAGACTGGCGTAGGCTCAATGTTGAATAACGGAGAAAGTGAGGAAACTCTGTACACTCCAAAAGAAGAGCATAGCCAGACAACGGAATCAGAAGATACTGCAAAATGGGTGTTGCTACTTCCAATATCAGCACAAGGTGGAAGCCTGCATGACTTTGTTGTGTCGGTCAAGGAAAGCGATTGTGAAAAGGTAGTATCTCCGATCCGTGGCGTGGACTTCGCTATGACCGTATCAGGTGATAGTATGTCGCCTGAATATCCCAACGGTAGCCGGATCTTCATAAAGAGGATAAACGAAAGGGCTTTTATCGAATGGGGAAAGGTGTATGTGCTTGATACCTGTAACGGCACTGTGATTAAGATACTTGTTCCTGCTGAAAAAGAGGGGTATGTAAAGTGTGTATCTATTAATCAAGATCCTATCTTTGCACCCTTTGAAGTTGCGTTGGAGGATATTTACGGAGTGTACAAAGTCTTAATTTGTATGTCTGTTAAATAGTTATTGATATGGAAAATTTTAGTAGAATGGTGATCGACCTGTACAAACAGAGCTTCACCGATTATGTGAATGGGAACACGGTTAATGTAGATGCAATTCTGGAAGCGCAAGAAGCCCTTAGCAATGCGATAATCAAAGCAAGGATAGAAAACACTGGCACGGAGTTTCTGGAGCATCTGAAAGCCGATATTGATTATTTGAAGTATAACATCCTATGAATACGGCTGTGAGCAAACAAATAATGGAGCGTTTTTATACTGCACTTGATGCGATAATAGCCATGAAGAAGATTCGTGGAGTGAATACATATTGCCGACTGAATAACATAGACAGACGGAATTTCATTGCCCAGCGCAAAGATTTGGATCGTGGATGGTTTCAATTATCTTGGTTGTATCCTATGGTTAAGGAGTATGGGGTAAGTGCCAAATGGCTGCTTACTGGATTT